GCGGCCTTGGCCTTGCCGCCGTTCGGCAGCCGCTCGTAGACGTGCAGCGGCAGCGAGCTCACAGCGTCAGAGATGACGCGGATGCAGGCCGTGTAGGCCGAGCAGGCCATCGACGTATCGGCAGTGACGCGGATACCGGAGGCCGTGCGGGTGCCGCCCATGTCGTGCCACTCGATGCCACGCAGGTCGAGCATCTTGAAATCGGCGGCAGCGTTTTCGCTCATAGCGTGATGATGTCCCAGGATTGGTCGGGTGGCGTCGTGGTAGCTACGGCATGCAGTCCGAGAGCCATGACCAGCGACACAATGCCGTCGATACGCTCGGTGCTTTTGGCCTTGCTTGGCTTGATGTTGCCCTGGTGGTCCGACTGCACAGCCACGTTTCCGGCCATCCACGACAGCACCGGATGGTTCGCGTGGCGAATACGCTCCGACAGCACAAGGTTTTCCAGTTGCTTGCTCGGGCTCGACATCGAGCCATAGCCCTGCCCAAATCCTGTCACTTGGAGGCCATCTCCTTGCAGTTGTGTTGCCAGCTGCGTGGCGTTCCAGCGGTCGATACCCACCTGCCGGATGTTGAACTTCTGCGACAGTTCGACGATGTCTCGCCGGATCACGTCGTAGTCGGTGACGTTGCCATCCGTGGCCCGGATGTACCCGTCACGAATCCAGCCGATGTAGTCCACCTTGTCCCGCTGCGTCCGCTCGGCAGCGTTCTCCTGCGGCACCCAAAACCACGGCATCACGTCGAACGAGCCGTCGTCGGCCTGACTCACAAGCACCAGGGCGCTGAGGTCGTACGTGGTTGCAAGGTCGAGGCCCGCGTACCACTCCCGCTGCTCGAGGTCGGGTGACAGCGGCCCGCCGCACTTGGCCCATGTGTCAGGCGAGATCCACCGCACGTCCTGCGTTGTCCAGACGTTGAGCCGGTAGCGAAGGAACGCGTTGAGCTTGGAGGGCGACTGCTCGGCCTCGCGGGCATCGGCCGCGAAAGACTCGACGGTGATCGTCTCGCCCAGCGACGGGTTGGCCTTGTGCCAAGTCTTGGACGCTTTCCAATCGTCCTCCGGCGCCGCCGCGTAGATACACCCGAAGAAGGCAGGGTCGACGGTCGGGTCGGCAATGCACCGCTCAGCGTAGGCATGCTGTTCCCAGCAGATGCTCTTGCGGTCGTAGCCGGCCGTCGTGATCGACAGCAGCAGCGGCGAGCGTCTGGCCGCACCGCCGTACCGCAGCGCATCCCACAGGCGGCGATCCCGCTGGGCGTGAAGTTCATCGAAAAGAAGCGCGTGGATATTGAGACCCTCGGCCCTGAACGCATCGGCCGACAGAACACGATAAAACGAGTTGCTGGCCTTATGGACGATCGTCTTCCGGCTGTCGATCACCTCGAGGTGCCGCGACAACGCAGGCGAAGCCCGCACCATCGACGCCGCCTCGCGGTAGATGATGCCAGCCTGCTCGCGGTCGCAGGCCGCACCGTAGACCTCGGCACCCGGCTCCGAGTCAAAAGCGGTCATGTACAACGCAATGCCAGCCAGCGTCGTGCTCTTGCCTTGCTTCTTCGGGAGCTCGATGTACCCGACGCGATGCTTCCGTGTGCCGTCTGGGTGCAGCCGGCCGAAGAGCTCACGCATTACGTGATGCTGCCACGGCAAGAGCTTGAACGGCTTGCCGGCGTTCTGCCCTTTGCTGTGGCGAAGGATCTTCTCGAAGAAGTGAACAACACGCTCGTACTTGGCCTGGCCCTCTTTGCAGAGATCAGGCGCCGTGGAGCTTGAAGAAGTCTTCGACTTCGTCGGTCGGCTTTTCTTGCTTGGCACCTAGCCGCGTCCTGCTGGTAGGAGTCAATCCAAACTCGCCCATTAGCGAAGCCTGCAGGCTCACTAATCCTCGATATAGCGGCCCGGCCGGGTTCGGTTTCACGCCGCCAAGGTCCGTCCTCATGACCGGACCAGTGGCACGCAGCTCGAGCAGACACGCCTGCGAAGCAGCGTACACCTCGCACAAAGTCGCCAAGGCTTCGCCGTCGGCCAGCGTCAACGTGCCGAGCTCCAGGAGAAGCGGCACGAACTCGTTCCACTTCTCGACGGCAAGCGGCTCGACGAGCAATCGCTTCGGCATCGGCGGCGAGCCCACCGGCGCCGGAAGGTCCGGCCGGATCTTCCGTTTGCCAGGGTTCCCGGCCAGCTTTTTCACAGAGGCCGGTAGCGGCCTGCGTCCCTTCGGCATACGACTACCCCACAAATTGCCGGGAAAAACGTCGTTTCAATTTGCGGCCGCGCGCTCCGAGGTTACGACCGTGGTAGGTGGCATGCCAAGTTGGCATGGCTAGCAGGCCCCTCGCATGGGCAGCCTACGCTGGCCATCCCACGCATCGCTCTTTCTGCTGTTGCACTGCCTGCAAGCGCACCGCACGTTGTGCCAATCGTGGTCACCACCTTTACTCAATGGTATCGGGTGATGGTCAACCGTTGCAGCCCTCGGATGATTGAAGTTAGCGCCATTATGGCACTTGCAACCGCACACGTGGCACTTTAATCCGTCGCGGAGCAGTATGTCCTTTCTTCTACATTTCGGATTGTAAAAACCACCGTACTTCCTACATCGCTTGCGATAGTCGCCGACGCGTTTTTTAAGTTCTCGTCTCTGTTTCGCAAGAGCAGCTTTCCTGCAATCCTTGCAATGCGGAGGCGGGCCGAAGGCCGTCGCGTTTTCAACCGTCTTTCCGCATTTACACTGCCTTGGTTCTCGCCAGTTCTTGTTGCATTGGTAACTGCAAAACCGAGACGCACCTGGCTTGCAAGCGTTGCCGCAAGCCTCACACCACTTCGTCGCTGCAATAGCCTCCCATAATCCAGCACCGTGCTGATGCACGCCACGCATTGCCTGCTCCACTGTGCGAGCCCATTTGACCGATGGGGCACTTGCATACATGCCGCCCTTGTGCCAGCGTCCTCTTTCGACGGCGGAATTGTCCCTTGATACGCGACCGGCTCTAACAGCCGTGAAGTAGCATGGCTTTGAACAGTACAAAGCCTTGTCGTTCTTGCCGTTTGGCCCTTTGGGCGATCTCCTGAACTGTTTACCGCACTCAATGCAGTTCTTGCTTATTGGCCGCAGTGCTTCCCGCATGCACGCTCTACCACAGAACCTATGCCCTTGGGCTTTGCGAGTGAGGTTTGTTGCGAATTGCTTGTTGCACTGCTGGCAATTCAGCAAGACCCGACCACCGCTTGAAATGTATTGGCAATGACGACTGCAAAACTTGGATTTAGGGTGCCTGGCAAGCCATTGGCGATTGCAATGCAAGCACACTCGCAAATGTCCCGCATCAGCTTTTTTTCGATTGCTTTCCCTTGATCTAGCCAGGTTTGCCGCTTGTTGACATGGGCCGCATCGCTTGGAAATTGGCCCCCTTCTGGCTGGACACACAAAAACCTGATGGCAATCAACGCACTCATTCTGCCGGCACATGGAACAAACCTCCTTGTTCCATGCAGCATGCGCTCAATGTCAATGTTTGCGGCCAGCAGTCTCCCTTACGGTCTTCCTCGAGTGACACGACCGGCATCGACACGCGCCGTTGTTCACGTCGTACCGCAGGTCTGGCCGTTGACTCACCGGAACGATGTGGTCGGCGTGGTTGGCTTGGTCGATGCGGCCACAGTCCACGCATGCCCAAGAGTCACGGGTAAGCACGGCTTGCCTCCAAAGGCGGTGCCGCTTGTCGGTATAGCCACGCGCCGACGCGCTCGGCCTGGTGCTATCGTCACGCGTGTAACGCGCACGTAGTCGCGGCGGCCTGTGCGTGGGCATCCTGCTGGGCATCAGTTCTTTGTCTCAGCATCCGTAGATGTTGCACTCGACACATACCCGCTCTCACCTGAGCGTGGCTGCAACGCGTACAGCAAACGCGTCTGCTCACCAAGTGCCTTGGAGATGTCTTTTTGCGTGTCGCCCAGCTGCTCGAGGAACTTGGTGTGGGCCTGCACAAGAGGCAGCAGGACATCCTGCCGCAGCATCCAGCCGCAGGCTACCGCAACCAGTACAGGGAATCCCCATCTTTCGATGATGGTGGCCAGTGTCGCTTTGACTTCGTCGCTCATTTGGTTAGCTCATGCTTCATAACGATGAGAAATGCCCGATTGGCTCGCTGCTCAAGCCACCATTCCAGGATCTTCTGGACGATCAATGACACAAGGCCTTGCAGCAGGAACGCCCACAGCATGCCATAGGAGGCCGAGTCGACATTGGAGCAGGCCTGATGCAGTCGCTTCACTGAACGCTCGATATCGGCGGCCACGATTGCTCGCTCCTCATCCGATGCAGCCGCGTTCATGTAGTCGGTGGGCCATGCCTCGATCGTGAGCTGCACTAAATCGTTCACCGTGGACCGTCCGGCGAGAAGCCGCCGGGCTGGCAAGGAACGCCATACGTGCTTTTGCAGGCCGTCGAGATTCATCGTTTACCGGTTCCTTTGCACTCTGGGCACTGAATCTTCACGGTGCCGTCTCCGATGATGCCTGTCCCGTTGCAGTTGTCGCACTTGCCCGAGGGCTTTGGTGCAGGCGTTGGCGTGATCTGCGAACGCAGACGCACAACGGCGTATGCCGTCTCACACGCGAGGTCTGCGTACATGCCGCTTCGATCGGCAGCAGTGCCGCAGCCGGCCAGGCAGAGCACGAGAAGGCCAGCCCACCTCATAGCGCTACTCCGGTCCAGTTGGGCATCTTGGACGCCTGGAAGCCGCTGTAACCCGCGTATGCGTATGAGTCACGGCCCGACAGCATCTTGTCGCACACGGCAGCGTCAATCCAAAAGCTGCACGCCTTGACCTCTTCCGGGATGTTCTCTGGGAAGTGCTTGCCGACCGTGTTGGACCTTCCCCACGAATTGAAACAGAGCAAGCCGGGCCGCTTGCCCCAGCGCAAACCGCCAAGCGTCATGCAATGCCACCAGACGCCGCCGGGCTTGCAAAACCCATCGTCATCTCGGCTCATGGAAAAGCCCTGGCCACTGCACACCACGACCGGGTATCCGTTGGCGATCGCCTTGGCAGCCTCGACAAACGATGTGGCCAGCGTGGTCTCGCTGCAACGTCGCAAGGACGCGAACCGCTCAAGCTCATTCG